TAATCAACATTGGTTTGGGAAAGCACTAGATATTAGCGTTGTTGGAATGAGTGATGCTCAAAAAGATAAGCTGGTAGCAGCCGCAACTAAAGCTGGGTTTAAAGGTTTTGGATTTGGTAATACAATTTTATATTTAGATATAGGAACACGAAGAGTTTGGAGTTACGATAATACTCATTTTGCTGGTAGAGAAGTGGGTGGTTACTGGTTTCAATATATTAGAGCAAATGCTGCTCCTTAATCATATAAATAAAGAAAAAACAGGCTAAAATGACAAATCGAGTTTTATCAATTGAAGACGGTAACTTAGAGACAAGCATTATTGTCTCTAGAGTAAAGAAGTTTTCTGATGTTGATATATCCTTTACTGCAAAACCTAATGGAGAAATCTATAAGAAAGTAGATGCTGCAGCGGTTAAGCAATCAGTGAAAAACATTATACTTACTAATCATTATGAAAAACCATTTCAACCTTTCTTTGGTGGTAATGTCGCTAACATGCTGTTTGAAATGGCTGATGGTACAACTACATCATCCTTAAAAAGTACTATAAAAGAATCAATTGAAGTATATGAACCCAGAGCGCTAATCCAGGATATAAAAGTCGTAACACAGCCTGATTTTAATTCAGTTAACGTTACTATAATTTTTCAGGTAGTAAATTCAAGAGAGCAAGTTACTCTATCTACAACACTTTCAAGGTTAAGATAAATGTCAACAACTATAAAATCAACAGCTTTAGATTTTAATAATATAAAAAATAATTTAAAATCTTATCTAGCTAATAAAGATGAATTTAAAGATTATAACTTCGAGGGTGCTGCTCTTTCTAATATTCTTGATGTGTTAGCGTATAACACTCATATTAACGGACTTATTGCTAACTTTGCTTTAAACGAATCTTATCTTAGTACTGCTCAGTTAAGAAGCTCTGCTGTATCTTTATCTGAAGGCTTAGGTTACGTTCCAGATACTAAAACTTCTTCTCAAGCAAAGATTAGAATTTATTTTACTAATACTGAAACTACAAGAACTAAAAAAATTACTCTTCCTGCTTATACGAAATTTACTAGTGAGGTAGATGATGTAACATATACGTTCTCTACAATTGAATCTGTAGAAGCAGAAGATGATGGTACAGGTTTCTATGAATTTAAAACTGCTGCAGGATCAAATCAAATTACAATATATGAAGGAGATGTAAAAACAAAAACATTTCTGGTAGGTGAAGTTATTGATAACCCTGTATATATTATTCCAGATCCTAATTTAGACGCTGATACAGCTATTGTAAAGGTATATACCGATACAACTGGTAATGACTTTACAACATACTCTAACATTGTTAATGCAAGAAGTATTAGTTCTAGAACTACTATCTATATTCTAAGAGAATCACCTAATGGTAACTTTGAACTGTCATTTGGAGATGGAGAAACGTTTGGTATTGCTCCTGTAGCTGGAAATAGAATTGAGATTCAATACATTTCAACCAACGGAAAAGTAGCCAATAAAGCCACTTCGTTCGCACCAGTATCTCAGCTCTCTGCAGGTAATATTACGGTATCGTTGAACACTACTACATTTACTACCTCTACCGGCGGAGACGATAAGGAGAGCATTGCTTCGATTAAGAAGAATGCACCTTTTCAATATGCTACGCAAAATAGAATGGTTACCGCAGCAGACTACACATCTCTGATTTTAAAACAATATTCTACTCTTATTAAAGATATTACTACTTTTGGAGGTCAAGACGCTCTAGAACCTGAGTTCGGAGCTGTATTTACTTCTATATTATTTGAAGATGATGTAGATGAAGCAACTAAAGCTTCAACTAAGATTGATATTGAAGGGTTAGCCGAACAAGTAGCTATATCCGGATTTAATATTAGGTTTGCAGATCCAGTTACTACTTTTGTAGAGTTAGATACTTTCTTCCAATTTAACTCTACTCTTACAGATCAGACATTAAACGCAGTTACATCGAATGTTTCTGAAACTATTAGTAATTATTTTTCTAATACAGTTGGAGGTTTTGGTCAGTCATTTAGAAGATCAAATCTTCTCACATTAGTTGATGATGTAAGTTCTGCTGTTCTTTCTAGTAGAGCTAATGTTAGAATGCAACAACGTTTTGTTCCTTCCTCTCCTAATCTTATAGCAGTTATTAATAACCTTACAAGTAATAGAATCGCAAATGATTCAGTAACTCTTAATTATGTAGTTAAACTTGTAACTTCTAATCAACATGACAAAGCAGCTACATTTTTAATTAATAATGAGTATGCTACTTCTTCTAACTTTAATACTGTAAGATCTGAATTACTCGGTGCTTCTATTTCTACATCACAAACTATGAAGTTTCCGGTATCAATAGCTACTACAGATGATGATGAATATATAATAACAAGTAGTAGTTTTGTATTTAACAATAAAACTTGTAAGATACAAAATAAGCTTTCTAGTAATGATTTACAAATAGTGTTAGTATCTGGAGCAGAAGTCGTAGTAGATAATATCGGATCTTTTGATTCGGTTTTAGGGACCGCCACAGTTAACTATTTTAATCCACAATCTATTATAGGAGGATTTAGTTATGTTAAACTTGCAGCTGTACCTGCTAACCAAAGTGCTATTACTCCAACAAGAAACGACCTTTTAGTTTATGATGCCGATGCGTCTACAACTAAGGCAGTATCAACGAATGCTCTTAACTAATGACACATAAAAGAGATTTAACTTTACTTGATAACAATCGGAAAGCTCTACCTTTTCATAGAGCTGAGATCGAAAAGGTATTGCCTGATCATATAGTTCAAGATAATCCTAATCTAATAGAATTATTTGAATCTTATTATGAGTGGATGGAGAAAGATTCTAATCCTAATGGTATTTTAAATAGAATATATTCTACAAAAGATGCTACCTCAATACCTAAAGCTCAACTACCTTTTTTAGAAGACGAGCTATTATTAGGTGAAGCATACTTTGGAGGGTTTATTAATAAGAGAGAAGCTGTAAAGTTTTCTAACTTTCTTTATAGATCAAAAGGTACAAAATATAGTATTGAGCAATTCTTTAGAGGTTTTTTCGGAGTTGATCCTGAAGTAATATATCCTAAAAATAACGTCTTTAGGGTAGGTCCTGCTATTGATTTTGAGAAAGACAGTATCAATAGTTCAGGTCAGCAGATAAAAAATCCTGCATCTCAGATTGGTCCTGAGTCTCTTAAATATATTACTAATGATAAGTTATATCAAACTCTTTCTATTCTTTTAAGAAGTACAGTTCCGGTAGGTAAATGGTTAGATACGTATAAATTATTTGTACATCCTGCTGGATTCTTTATTGGTTCAGAGCTTGTTATTGAAGCATTTAATATTAATCCAATACCTGTTTTACAAGATGATGTAGGAGAAAAACCAGAAGAGTTTATCTCTATCCAGGTTGTTGCAGCATTTGATATTAGAGCGGATAAAGATATCACATTGCTGAATCCTGGTGACGCAGTGTTTACGGTTCATCGTCAAGATGTAGATACGTTTATAAATGTTGCTAAAGATGTAGTATTAGGTGATATTGATAATTACACGTTTGCCGAATTACTTTCACCCAACTCACTTACCATGGATGACTCTGATGTCGTCACTCTTGTTAGCTTTGATGAGGATTCAAGCGCTACTAAACTTAAAACATATACATCTACATTTGATAAAGGTATATACGATACTCAATATGATTCAGCTAATTAGGTTAATAACCTATATAAATAATGTTAATCAATTAAGGCATAGATATGGTTCAAGAAGCAATTAATGTTGGCTCGGCTGCTAATGACGGTACAGGTGATACCTTGCGCTCGGCCGGTAATAAGATTAATAACAATTTTACCGAATTATACAATCAGTTCGGAGGCGCTACTTTAGGTAACGTAACTAGACTTACTGATAGTGGTATTTCTATTATTGGTAGTAGTTTTCTTACTCAGGTAGGAGCAGCAGATCCTGCTACTACAATTAATATAGATTTTCCAGATTCAGCTGGTAATGTAGTAGTTGATACTGCTACGCAGACTCTCACAAATAAAACTTTAAGTGCAGATAATAATACTATTTCTGGTATTGCTACTTCTAGCTTTGTATTATCTAATGCAAATGGAGTTATTGACGGTTCAGCAAGTCGTAAAACTATTCCTACTGGAGTAGTTGTTGGTACTACGGATACACAAAATCTTAGTAATAAGACTTTAAATCTTCCTACTATAAAAAGACCTAATGTGCAAGAATGGTTGGCTGATTCAAACGGACATCCAATGATTTCATTCACCGATACAGCTAATATTAGGAATAGGATAAGAGTAGAGAGTAAAGCTTCTCCTGATTCTCCTATTATTTCTACAGTAGGATCTACTGATACAAATATTAATTTAGAACTTAACCCTAAAGGTTCAGGATCTGTAAGAGTTAGTAAACTTGCATATATAAGCGGTACTATTAGTTCTACAAGTACTGTATCAGAAAACGTAAGTTATATTCAAAGCACAGCAACATCTAATATTGTTGCTACAGTAGATAATGGAACAACTATAGGTGAAGT